ACCTTTCATAAGCTTATACATCTTATCTGCCCCTTTATCAACACTTCCTCCACCTGCTGCTCTGACTGCATCTGCCGTCATTACAAATTCATTCTTGCTTAATCTCGCTGGCACATCATCAGCTTTTTCTTTAGCTCCTAGTGGTACAAATCCACCACCTCTGAGATCCATCTCCATTCCTCCAAGGTTCATGATCCCACCTTCAGCTTTGTTTATTCTTTTTTCTGCTTCAATTCTTCTTAATTCCTCTAACTCCCCTCTTTTTCTAAGTTCTTTATCAGGATCTGTCATTCTTAATTTTTGTAAAAGTTTCCTTAATTTTTTTTGTTCTTCCATACTCGCTTTAGAACCTTTATCTAATAAACTTAAACCAAGCATAGTCATTGGATTCATGATTCCACCTTCAGCTTTCTTGTTCTCTTTGCTTTTTAAATAGTTTTCAAATTCTGTGTGTTTAGGATGAGACTCAGCTGCATCAGGACTCATCATATATATTTTCTTCCAACCTTTATATTCAGGATCTTTTTCTAAATTAACTTCACCACCTTCCGCATAAGAGCCTGTAAACTCTGCACCAGGTAAAAATCTAAATTCAGGATCATTCATTCTTGCACGTCTAACAATATCTGCAATATCTAAACCTTCACCTCTGTCAAAAATAGTTTCATCGTCTTCTTCCTCTTGTCCTCTAGCTGCCATCAATCCACCAAGACCTGACAATCCTGCAATACCTGCTAATTTACCAAGACCTGTTAGTTTTGTTCCTTCAGCTAAACCAAATTTACCTAGTAATCTACCTAGTCCGCTAGTTCCAAACATACCTGTTTGAGGACCTTTTGTAATTAGTGCTTTTAAAGGATTAAAACTACCTTTACCAAAAAAAGATCCAAGACCACCTGCACCAGCACCGCTCATTAAAAATGGTGCTGCTAATATTGCAGCTTTTCCAAGAGGACTTTTAACAACTTTCTTTACAGCACGTTTGGCTTTCTTTACAATTTTACCTAAAAAATACCCTTGTCTAGGTTCTTGTAAACTCATGATCCCACCCATGTTTCGAAGTTGTCTTTCCATATCTGATCTTGAAATTGCCATAGTTTATCTATCTTATTTGGTTTTACTTAAAAAATCAAGGCTAGGCATTATCACCGTTACATCTTTTTGTATGTCTTCTTCTGGTATACCTTTTGATTTCCATTCCTCATCAGTATTGTATTTTTCCCCTGTTTTCTTGTTTTTTATTTCTTCAATAATTTTTTGTGGTTTTAATTCTTTCATTAAGTTGTTACCTCTCTTGGCTGTATTTCTAATATTGAAGCTATGACGTGCAGCTCATTCGCGTCAGCAGCTTGTACTTTAAGCACCTCACTCTCCTCCATTATAAGAGGTTGAGATAAAAGTTCTGTTGTTGCTTTAGACCCTATCGCTTTGTCTTTAAATAAATTAAATATGGCACCACTGGAATTTACTAAAGTTATAGTAATTGTAGTTCCTGATCCAGCATCCTCAGATACTAATAATGATTTTACAACAGATGCTTTGAAACTAGGCACCGTATATAACGTTGTTAAATCTGTTGTAGTTAAGTCTACTTTTTTATTTATAAAACTATTTGCCATTAATTTAAAAAGAAGTTTTGTGCCTCTACTTCATCTTTTAATTCTTCCTGAAATGTAGTATTTAATTTTTCAACAATAGCGTCAAGATCTCTAACCTGCGCTTCTGCTGTAGGTAGATCATATTCTCTACTAGGCCTTGTTAATACCTGTACTATTTTAGCCATTATGGAAACCTTAAATTTGCAATTTCATTATCAAGAAACATTTGTTCATCATCAGTTATAGGATCACCTCTTTCTAATTGATTAACATAATCAGTCATAAGTTCTGGCACAGTGGCATTAGCAAGAGCTTGTACTATTCCTTTATCAACTTTAACACCCATAGGTGCAACTTTATCATCAAATATAGATAAAGGTGTTATTTGATTATTTACTGACATAGGCGCAACTCTTTTTGGTGTAGAAGTTATTGATAATAAGTCATCATTACTACCATCATCAAACACAGGATTTATACTAGGTTCGAATAAACCTAGACCACTGAATTTACTCATATCATAAGTTGGTTCATTAAATTTTTTACCTAAACCAAAACGTTGTCCAATACCTCTAATTAAATTTCCAAGTATTCCACCACTTCCTAAGAATCCTAAAATCCCACCAGTGCCTCTTGCTTTTTTAAAAGCTTTTGGTGCAAACTGTTTTGCAGCTCTTAATTCTGCTGGTGATATTCTATCTCTACTATCAAAAAAACCAGGGTTAACTCTTTGACCACCACCTGCTGCAATAAAAGCAGATCTTAAATCTTGTTCTTCTTTTGTAGGTTTTCTTTTTACTCCTGGAGGTAATTGTGGATCTCTTCCTCCGCCAATTGGACCAAAATCTCCTGATTCTGCTCTGCTAACATCACCACCAGCCATACCAGTATCTTTACCACTTGCATCTATTGATCCAAACGAATCATAACTAGGTATACCTTTTGGTCCTTTATGAGGTGTACCTTTTTTCATTTTTTTTAACATCTTAGCTTCAGCATCTGTAATGTATGCTAGCTTAGTTGCTGGTGCATTTTTTCTAGCTTTAAATCTTTTAGGAACAGTTACGGACTTAGAGTTTTTTATAAAATTTAAAGAACCATCTTGTTCTACATAATTTATTTTTTTATCTATTGACATTATCTACGTCCATCTGGTTGCGTGTCTAATCTAAAAGTACCTAACTTCCAGCTTTGACTCGTTGAAGTATTTTCTATTTTTAATGCAATAGCTCTTGCTCTTGCACGAGTGTCTACTTTACTAGTAGATGAGGTAATTGTAAAGGGTCCAAGTGATGAACTTGATGCCGTATCACTTGGAAAATTACGTAGATTTAAAGTAACTCTAGTGTCACCAGTTTGTGATATAAAGTCAGGTATAAATCGTCTTATCTTCATAATAAATTCACCATCTCCTTTAAAATCAGCTATACCTGTCATTTGATTACCTACTATTCTTTGTGTAATGTCAAAGTCTCCAGAGGTAATATTAGCAGTGATAGCAGTTACAGTTCCACCTCTAATCTGATCCGTTCCTGTTTCATGCTCATAGTATGTTGTTTTACCCTCTGTATTACCAACAACATCAAAAGATGCATCACTATCTGCTTCATAAAATAAAGCATGTGGTAAGCCAAATATTGCAGAGTCTTTCCACATTGTTCTCGCAAGTGTGCCTACAGTCCACACAGGTCTTTGTGGTGAAGAATCAAAATAATTAAATACAACCATTCTATTTACAACAGATGATGTAGAGGTTGGATAAAACCACATAACCTCACCAAATAAATTATTTAATCCTGCAGATACCATTTGATTACCAGAGGACAAATTTATATCATCATAAATAAAATCTTCTACTAAACAAGGCAAAGATTCTAGTTTACCAGCGTATCTAAAAAAACCATTTTCTGACATCCAATATGCAGCACCATCAACTTCTACACAAGCATTCTGTCCAACTAATCCACAGTTAGTTCCGACTTGTGCAAACGCAAACGTAAATGGTTGACCAACAAAACGTTGTGTAAATAACGCTGTATCAGTCCAAACATAGATTGCATCCCTACCACGAATAGCTCCTCTGATCTGTGATCCGTCGGCCAGTCTTTGTGTACCAGCTGTATTGGTTGCTGTTGGTGTATACGTATTAATATCTTCTTGGTCAGAAAATCTGATAAACATATCATCTTGCGTGGTCTTATCTCCAATAGTGGTTTCTGTTCCAAAAAATACTAAGTGTCTATCAGGCGTAGATACCACCATGTGTCTTGATGCGGTTGGTGCATTAGATATAATTGTTGCTCTAATATTTGTTGCATTTGTTGCTGCAGAATTCCATTCAAAAACTTCTCCATCATGAATTAAACATATAGCTTTATCACCAAAATTATCTAATGACCACATCCCTGGTTCAAGAACCAAGTCTCCTGATGCAGCTTCACCCCAAGCAACAAAATCAGTAGAATTTGTAACTGTAGCACCACTAGAATGTGATGACCTTGTAGAGTTTCTAACTGCTCTTGTAATACCTGTTAAGTCATTTCCAGAAACACCCGTGTAAGATATTTCTTCATTACCTACTTGAATAAAATTTGTTCCTGAACTTGGAAACTGACTCGTATCTGTTAAAGTTATAGATGTTCCTGATCCACCTGTCCCTGCGGTATCATCTAATAGTGCTCCATTTAAAGTGGTAGTTGCTGCTCCAATTTCTTGTCCACCCCAAGTTCCTAATGACCAACCAAAACCTTTTGCTTGAACAGCTGGTCCTACAGGATAATAATGTTGGACTCTTATACCGCCTGATGTTGTTGCACCAGATCCAGATTCGTTTGATGGCATTGTAATAGTTAGTGTTGTGGCTGATGGCACAGACGCTACCATAAATTTTTTATCATCAAAATCAGAGGCACTAAAATTAGATCCTGTAATCGTAGAAAAATTGTCTAACAATAATATATCTCCAGCTAATATACTGTGAGAAGTAGAAAAAGTTAATGTAACAGTTGGTGATCCATTAGTCGTGGTAAAAGCATTAGAAAGAGTTGTTGTGGTTTTGATGGGATGTATGTCATAAAACACACCTCCAGAATAAGCATACAATATTCTATTGGTTCCAATAATAGAGTATTTAATTGAAGTAGAACTAACAAAATGATGTAAACCTCTCCCTGCTCCTGTTAGATCATTTGTACCACCTAATTGCTTCCAACCACCTATTTTTTCAGGTGTACCATATCTAAACCTAACATTGTCACAATCAATCCATTGTCCCTCTGCTCCTGTAGGTGTAACTTGTTTATTAATACCTGGTTGAAACCCTATCTTCTGTAACATAATAATCCTATAATAATTAGGGCAGGAGATGTGGTATGGTGGATCTCCTGCCGAAACATTATTGTACTACATTATTTGGTAAATTTAAAGCCTTTAAACCATTGAGGTAACCCTATATGTAAGCGTTCGTCAAACATGTTTTCTTTAGATCCAGATGTTTTAATATCATTGTAATGTAAAAAGACTTGAATACATTCTTCTCCTGTAAACTTCTTTCTCCAATGCTCTAAATCGCAGCCTCTATAGATTAACATGTCACCAGGTTTTAAAGTTATCTTAACACCTTTTTTACCTTTTTTTCCAGATGGCTCAAGATATATGGGCCAATCATCACCTCCAAGATTCATAGTGGTAGATATCTCACAACTAAATCTATCTTTATGCCTCTTTAATTCGTGACCTTTTTTATATATTCTTGTGTAAGTATAAGCAGGGTAAAGTTTTAAGTTTGTTATTTTCTCCATTATTGGTTGGCATTTAAGTAATAAAGTCTCCATCGCTACGTCTGCATACGAAGCATAAGAACCTGGCACTTGAAGAGTCGGACCTTCATAGTATCCAAACATTCTTTCAAAGGGAGATATGTATCTTGCTCTTAAACAAGTATCATAAACCTGTTTCTTCATTGCAAGATAGTTAGCTAAAAAAATAGCTAAATCTTTTGATATTGCTTTACGAACAACTACGTATTTATCTTTTTTAAAACCCATAATTAAAACTAATACTGATCCTTTCTTTTTTATTTAAATTTGGTTCAACATAGTGAAGTAGGTTGGAGGGAAACAAGACACATAAATTTTCTTGGGGCGGAACATACCATGATGTTGAATTATACAAATTATACTCTAAAACTTCTCCACCTAAAAAATCTAAATTGTTTTGTCTAAAAACAATTTTTCCAGAATTCTTAGGCACACTTACATAGTAAACCCCTGATATGACAGATTTTGGATGATCGTGTGGCCTATTAAAAGAACCAAGACCATTTACATTGTGCCAATAATTACCCAATTTAAGTCTATGACTAAGACAAAGTTTTTCTTCAATGCTTTCAACAATTACATTTATTTTATTAAATAAACTTTTTAAGTTTTTGTCCACATCATAAAAAGCATTACTTTGCCAACCACCATAATTACTTACCACTCTACCTTCGTCTTTAGATTTTAATTTTAAAATATCTTGTTTTATTTTTGTTATATCTAAGTTTAACATCTCTTCATGTATATACGAACTAAAAATATTATACATCTTTAATAATCCTTGAATTTAAAACTATGTTTCCAGATATACTTACTCTAGTTTTATTAGACGTATAGAAAGGATATACTTGATGAGGTCTATTGGCAGTAAAAAATAACATAGTCCCCTCATCGTCTGGGGTTAGATGACAATCATAAGTACAAATTTTTCCTAATGAGTTTGTGTAATACATTTGAAAGGTATTTGGATAAGCACAATTAGCATGTTTAACAAAAGGTAGTTTCTTTTCTTTTTCATAGTCAGCGGGTATCTTCATCCAAACTACAAAAGAAAAAAGACCTGAGTGAGTATGAAAAGGATTAAATTCGTATTTCTTTTGAAAGTTTACCCACATACTCTCTAGTTTAAATGGTAGGTTTTCATTCAAAGTATTTGGAATAATCCAACCATCTTTAGGACAACTATCTAAATATTCTTGAATACAAGATAGTAATTCATTTTCAAAAAACCAATCGTTTTTATCTATTAAAAGTGTCGAGTCATGTATTTGTCCAACCAAGTGTTTATTCCATTTTTCTTTTTTAACTTTAATATAACTATTTAATTTATCTAAAGTTTCTTGTGAAAGTTTTCTTCGTATTACACCTAAATTATCAAAATTTATTGCAGTCATAATTTTATATGTTATCCATTATTAAATTATCTACAGCTTGTATGTTCCAATGTATGAACCTAAAAGGTTCTTTTCCATAATCTACTGCAAACTCGTGTTCCAAGTATCCTGGAAATATAACTAATGTTCCTGGTTTAGGTTTTATAAAAAATTGATCATGACCATTCCACACTCCTTTAGTATTTGTTTTCATTTTTAATTTAGTAGCTCTAGCTCCTGTCCGTGGTTCATGAAAAATAGGGTATGATGTTTTATCACTACATTTTAAAAAATAAAAACCTGACACATGTTGATTCCAATGCACGTGTGCTGAATGATGGCCTCCACCTTTTTTAGCAAACTCTTGAACCCACAAATCAGTAAACACCATTTGATATTGACCCATGTCATAACCCATATAATCTAAATACTCATAAGATTTTTGACCGACATATTTTCTAAAATCTAAAAAATTATTTTCTTTTATTAAAGACGAAGAATGAAAAGATCTTCCAAAGTCTCCATGTTCTTTTATATGAGCTTTAGATAATTTAGAAGATCTAGCTTTTTTAATATGTGTATTAGAAGCCTTGTTTAAAGAATCAAGAAACTCTGGTTTATGTTCAGTCCAAACAGGTGTGCTAAAAAAATGTTCTATGTTCATTATTTAAAAGGATCTCCTATATTCCAAAGCACTAAACTGTATCTACAACCTTTAGTAACAGGTTTTACTCTGTGCCACACAAAAGACGGAAAAACAATAATAGAACCTTTGGGTAGTATTTCTTTTGCTTTTATTACGTGTTGAGCCTCATTTCTCATTGGTGGATCGTAGTCTCTACCATCAAACTCTAACTCACCACCTTTATATTCTGAACCATCAGTCAACTGACAAGTCATAGATAATTTTCTAATTTTATTGTGTCGAAATGTATTAGGTATATTATAAGGCTCCTTCCAAGAATCACAATGCCAATCATAATGTTGGTTTAATTTATATTTTGTAAATTGAATATCTTCAGATCTCTCCCATTGAAAATTCCATCCTGCATTTTTATTAGCTATATCAACATAAGGTAGAATTTCTTTGTATATCCAAGTTTCATTCAACCAAACTACATCAGAATTTCTTTTATATTTTAAATTTTTTATTTCTTTTTTATTTAATTTTTTATTTCCAACAAGACCTGTTACAGCCATCTGTTCTTGTTTTTGTAGACCATATTCAATAACATCATCACAAAACTTAATCGGTAACGCAGCAGTAAAGTACCAATAAAAATTTTTTAAGTTCATGTAAATCTTGGTCC